ACGGTGCATCAGTCTGCATATTCATCCAATCCCAGAGCACTCGCTCCGGCCTACCTGCATCAGGTAGGAATCTAATTGTTAAAGAGCTGACTTCCGTTTCTTACTGCCCCAGCGTCCTGCTGATGGGATAAATATATCCAAAGCTATTATTACTGTAAATAGCCAAAGATATATATTTATAGCTTTAGTGATTTTCATGTTGATTCCTAAAGGAATTTATTTTTGTCCAGACGAAAAAAATCCCGCCGAAGCGGGATCATTTAAGACTTTTGCGTTTTGGTTCAGCCTAACCTTTTGTAGTCAACAGACTGACGGAGAAGCACTTTTGCCATGATATGAAACTCTCCCTCGTCACTCTCCTCGATGAACCACTCTTTATAGCGCTGGTTATCCGATAGGACTGCAAGGCGATGCTTTTGCATTTGGAGACGTTTTACGTGCATTGTTTTGCCAAACACAAATACATAGACGCCGTCGCCATCGAAATGGGTTACGGCAAGGTCTACAAAAATCTGATCACCCGGCTCAATGGTTCCCTCCATGCTGTCGCCGCGCACGGTGATGACTTTGATTGTATCGGCAGGACGTGGGCCAAATAACGCTTTAGCCTGCTCATTTGTGTATTCAATAGCTCTTATGGTTTCAACGAATTCAGTAGACACAAGATAACCATCCCCCGCGCTAGCTTGGACATCCAATACATCTACACGATAGTAGTCAGGTTCCGCCAGTCTTTCTTTTTTAGGGATGTGGATCTGAGGGGCGCCCCTCATCTCACCTTCGCCTGAAGAGAGCCATTCAGGGCTCACTTCGAGAACCTTCGCTATCTCATAAAGCTTTCTGGTGTTTTTGGTAATGCCTTGCGTCAATTTCCATACGCTTGGCTGGGCCATTCCTACAGCTTCAGCTAAGGACGCCTGAGTATGTCCGCTTGCCCTCATGGCAGCGTTAAGTCTGTCTGCAAAAGTCATTTTAGATTTCCCTTTTATCCTCCCTGAAAGATATAGCCATAGATATTATTCATCAAATAACTAAAGCTATTTACTTATTGGATAGCTTTAGCTATTATCACAATAGCCAAGCAAAGCAGGAGCTATTTTATGGTCAACAAAGCTATTAAGCGGGCTATTGACATTGTAGGCAGCCAGCAGAAGTTAGCTGATGCATGCCTCGTCAAGCAGCCCTCAGTTTGGGCTTGGTTGCATGGGAAGAAAAAGGTGTCCGCTGAGAATGCAAAACGCATTGAGAAAGCCACCGATGGAAAGATCCCAGCTTACCAGGTACGCCCAGATTTAACTGACCTGTTTCCTCATCCGAATCAGGCAGCCTAAGTAACACCGCTCTTTATCAATTTAGCCGCCCACCTGCTTCAGGAGGGCAAAAACAAAGTGACTAGCTCGCTGCAAAGTCACGCAAGTTATTCAACGAAAGGAATATTACATGATTGAAATTACAAGCTATCGCAAGAAAGCGAGAGAAATTGAAGGCCAGCTGCTGAACAAACTGGCTGAACTGGGGCAGGGACAGCTGGCAAAAGTCATGGGTCTGGATGAGGCAGCAGTAAGCCGCATGAAGCGCCCGTCAGGAAAGCAGCGTCACAGCTTTTTCCAGATGATGAGTCTGGCAATGGCCTATCTGGATGTGGTGTCGCCGGAGTCTGAAGTGGCGAAAAGGCTGCTGAGGATTGAGGAGTTACTGACAAAAGAAAACGCCCCAAAGAACTGCGAATTCTTTGAGGCGTAACATCGAAATGTAAGCAATTTCAACGGAGTAATTATACATGAAAAAGCAGTCTTATCGCCATACTGGCGTGCACAAAAACCTTCTTCGCCTCGACTTCCTGACCAAATGCAACCCGGCCATTGCGCCGAAGCTGCGGGAGATTCTGGAAACGCATAAATCGAAGGAGAAGGGAAATGAGTAATCTCGCAGAAGTTCATGATCTACAGCCTCATATTGAGGCAAGAGAGCGTCGCGTGGCAGAAATTGAAGATGGGTTTACGCGCATCGCCAATGAGCTACTGGAGGCTGTCCTGCTTGCAGGACTAACCCAGCACCAGCTTCTGGTATTCATGGCCGTCATGCGCAAAACATACGGCTTCAACAAGAAGGTTGACTGGATCAGCAATGAGCAGCTGTCAAAGCTGACAGGGATGTTGCCGCATAAATGCTCAGCAGCAAAAAGCGCTCTCGTTAAGCGCAAAATTCTCAGTCAGAACGGTCGTCTTACAGGCATCAACAAGGCGATTGGAGACTGGGAAAAAGCAGGTAACCCGAATCAGGTAAATTTACCCGAATCAGGTAAGGAATGTTTACCCGAATCAGGTAATCGCTCTTACCCGAATCAGGTAACCACAAAAGACAATATTACAAAAGACAAGAAAGACAATAAAAACACTTTGTCCGAACAGGTTCAGACGAAGTGTGAAAAGTCCTCTCAGCCTGCAAATAAAAACCAGGAAACAGACCAAGCCTTCGAGTCAATTTTCTGGTGTGCAGGAATGCGCAAGGGCGGCAAGAAAAGCGCTGCATCAGCTTTCCGGACTCAGTTCAAAGAGTGGCGGTCAGTGACAAAGGGAACCGCAGAGCAATTTGCAGTCATGCTGGCAGAAGACATCGCAGCCCGCATAGCCGGTTGTCAGTTCGGTTTTGATCGCCTGCTTCCGGCTACGTACCTGAACGGTCAGCGCTGGCAGGATGACAAGCCATCAGCAGCACAGCCAGTGTCGGGTGCACACCGTTCACCGGTAACGGCATCCAAATCCGGCTACGTGTTTATCGACAGGTGACTGCATGAAACCACGAATTAAAACGCTGCTGATTGCCGGATATAACCACGGTCTGCTGAGCGATGGTTTTGTGCGGTACTGGTTTGAAACACTGCATCTGAGGGAATCATGACACCATCTGAACTGAGCGACATGCTCTGGAACCATGTTGACAGGGTAGCGAAATACCTGTTGCCGAACGGCAAAAAAGAATCGCACGAGTGGGTAGCCGGATCCCTGCATGGTGAGTCAGGTAAGTCTCTGAAAATAAACCTCGCAGGTAAAAAAGTCTGGTCAGATTTTGCAGAGGGGATCGGGGGTGATTTGCTGGATTTATGGGTCGGCGTGAAGGACTGCAGCCTGCATCAGGCAATGACCGAAGCGAAAGAGTTTCTCGGAATCAAAGATAACGACCATCACTTTGCATCGAAGCAGCAGAAAAAATTTTCCCGCCCCGACCGGAAAAAAGTCAGTAAGTACCTCACCAAAACTGAAAAGCACATAGAGTACCTCGCTACCCGAGGCATCACCGCTGAGACAGCAAAGACATTCGAGGTTGCTGCTGCAAAGGTCTGGAACGGTGAGCGCGAGCTTGACGCGCTGGCGTTCCCTTACAAGCGTGATGGTGAGCTGTTGCAGGTGAAGCGCATCAGTACCGAACGGCCAGGCGGAAAAAAGGCAATTATGGCTGAGGGAGACTGTGAGCCGTGCTTGTTCGGCTGGCAGGCAATGCCAAAAAACATCCGGATTGTTGTGCTTTGCGAAGGTGAGATCGACTGCATGACCTATCACCAGTACGGACTGCCGGCGCTGTCCGTCCCGTTTGGCGGTGGCAAAGGTGCCAAGCAGCAGTGGATAGAGTTTGAGTATCACAACCTTGACCGCTTCGACGAAATCTGGATTTCCATGGACTCAGACGAAGTAGGCCAGGCTGCCGCAAAAGAAATCGCATCCCGGCTTGGGGAGCACCGCTGCCGGCTGGTTAACCTACCTCACAAGGATATCAACGAGTGCCTGCAGGCAGGCATGACCAGCGACCAGGTGATTGATGTTCTTGAACGTGCTGCTTACTTCGATCCGGAGGAGCTTTACAGTGCCCGCGAGTTTTACCAGGACACCATCAACGCTTTCTACGGCAAAGAGCAATGTATGTTTCGCAGCCCGTGGGAAATGCTGAACCACAACTTTGCTTTCAGAGACGCAGAGCTGACCATAGTGAATGGGGTGAACGGGCACGGTAAAACCGAAGTGGTTGGTCACATGGTTCTTGAGGCTATGAGGCAGGGAGTCCGGGCGTGTGTGGCATCTCTGGAGCTTAAACCCGGCGGCTTACTGAAGCGGCTCACCCGGCAGGCAACCTGCCTGAAGCTGCCGCCAGCACTGGAAATAGAAGCAGCTTTCAATTTCTACGACGACCGGCTCTGGCTTTTCGGTCTGACGGGTACGGCGAAAGCAGACAGGCTTCTGGAGATATTTGAGTATGCAAATCGCCGGTACGGTATCCAGCTGTTCATCATCGACAGTTTGATGAAATGCGGCATTGGCGAGGACGATTACAACAGCCAGAAAGCATTTGTTGACGCAATCTGCGACTTCAAAAACCGCACCAACAGCCACGTCATCATGGTTACTCACAGCCGCAAGGCAGAAAGCGAAGAGAAGCCTACCGGAAAGATGGACGTCAAGGGTACCAGTGCCATCACCGACCTGACCGATAACCTGTTCATCATCTGGCGCAATAAGGTCAGGGAGAGGGCCCTGCAGAAGCAGCACGCAGGAGAGCATCTCAGTGACAAAGAGCAGGCCGCGCTGTCATCGCCAGCGTCTGTGCTAATGCTTGAGAAGCAGCGAAACGGAGAGGGCTGGGAAGGTGGGATCCCGCTTTACCTGCACGAACAGTCGCACCAGTTCCTGATGATGGAGGGCGCCACACCTTACAACTACATCGCCAACATGCCCTCAGACGAATATGACCAGGCATGGGCGAGTGAAAACGTTACGGAGTATGCATGAACAAAAAGCAACTGGATATCCTTGAGCGTGCGTGGGGAGCAGAGATAGACCATGCACTGAGAGAGACGCCTTACCCAATAATCCAGACCAGCTCGAAGGTGGCACAGAAACTGGCTGATGATGGCTATCTGGAATACATCGAATTCACAGACAGAGGCATCGCTTTCAAGGGTTATGTCATTACGCACTTCGGCATCATGGCTTACTGCGAAAGCCTGCCACCAGAAGCAAAAGGAGCCACCAAATGAACAAGCTAACCGCTGAAGTAGCACGCCGTGATATCGGTCATCTGCGCGAGCACCAGGCATCGCCAAAAATTGGCCTGAGCCTGCGTGAAGAGCTTTATCTGCAGGCATTAGAGATTGCACTGCCCATGCTGGAAAAGCAGGAGAAGGGCAATGATGGCTGGATTGAGTGGGGTGGAGGGAATGAGTGTCCAGTCCCGAAATCTTGCTGGGTTGAAGCTAAGTTGAGAAACGGAAAAAAGGATGCTGGCTGGGGCTGGATAGCTGAATGGCGTCACACCGGAAATGGGTACGACATCATCGCCTACCGCATCATCCCGGAGCAGCCCACCAATCAGAACGGAGAGCAGTGATATGTTGCTGCACACTGGATGGCAGAGATTCCGATACTGGCGCTACTGGATGGGTTTCGAGCGAGCCTATTACAAACTCAAGAAGGAGCAGTGATATGGGTGACTGGGTTAATTGCAGCGACCAAACGCCCCGTGACAGGCAGGCGGTAATCATCAGCGATGGTCATGAAGTTGGAGTATGGCGCTGGCGTGGATTCTGGCCGAACCGGGAAGGTGACAGCTGTTCAGTAGAGCATAGCGCGACAATATTGCTGGGGCCGATTACACACTGGCAACCACTCCCATCACCACCGGAGGAAGCATGATGGAAACAATCCTGGAATTTCGTAACGAGATGGCAGCTCAGGTGATCAGATTTTACGAGATGAATCCTTACTCAAAACCCATCATAGCGCGATGGCGTGATTGGGATGACTTATGGGCTGGCGGCTATCGAACAGATAACGCAGGTGAGGCTTTCCGGGAATGGCTGACTGGAGTTTAAGACCATGAACAACGTAATCCCCTTAAAACGCTCTGAGCATGTCATATCAGACGCTGAGCTGGATAAGATGGCTATCGATATCAGCCGGTTCGCTCAGAAGCATGCAGGCACTCTCAGCCTGAGCCACGGCATCAGAAAGTTACTCAGCGACGCATTAAAGCGGGACAAGGCCAATGGAGACACAACGTTACCTGTTGCGTGACAACAGCATCAGACAGAACTGCATTACCGCCATCCAGCAACTCCCCACTGATAATAACAAACCAGTCGAAATAGTCATCCAGGAGCGCAAGCGCAGTGCGGACCAAAACCGCCGTATGTGGCCGCTTTTGCACGACCTGTCCCGGCAGGTTGAATGGTACGGGCAGAAGTACAGCCCTGACGACTGGAAAGACCTTATCACCGCACTCGTTGCGAAATCCAAAAACGAACAGCAGCGCACCGCGCCCGGTATCGGCGGCGGCGTCGTCATGTTCGGTTCCCGGACAAGCAAGATGCGGGTAAGCGAAATGGTCGAGGTCATAGAGGCGATTTACTGGTTTGGCACAGAGCAGAACGTGAAATTCAGCGACGAAGCCCGGCGTGAAATCGAATGGGCCCAAATGTACGGGAGTCAATCATGAAACATGGCAGACACTTTTCTCACGCACAGGAATTCTGTAACCGCATCGCCTATCTCCGCAGTCAGGGGCTGGCATGGTCCATTATCAGCAAAAGAACCGGGCTATCTTCCGGAACGTGCCAAAACCTTGCGAAGAGGGCGCGATGAGCAGACAGCGGAAGAGTACAAGAGAAATCCTTATAGCGCTGCTGATCGAAAATCCAGGCCAGAATTTTCAATTTTATCTCAAAAAGATAGATGCAGAGTTCGGTCTAAGTAAAGCACACCTTAGCAGCGCATTGAATTCACTTTTAAAGGCTGGGTTGCTTGAGAGGCAAGGGCAATGCAAGCGTTATTCATATAAATACACTCCTAAGCAAAAGGAAAAGCGGTCGGCGCCAGTAAGGCAGGAAATTACACCCGAGTATTTAAGGGAGAATTATTCATTTAACCCGCAAACGGGTCGCTTAACGCGTAAGAAGTGCAGATACCGCAGCTTGATTGGCACAGACCCCACGATAGAAAAAGGGTACGCCTACCTTTCAATAAAGGGCATTCCATTTCTTGCTCATAGAGTCGCCTGGGCAATCCACTTTGGGGCCTGGCCAGAGCACCTCCTTGACCATATCAATGGCATCAAAACGGATAACCGGATATGCAATTTGAGAGAGGCAACGCACAAAGAAAACCTCTGGAATAATCACTCACCCGTAAAAGCTAAATCAGGTTACCGGGGCGTGCACAAGTTGGCTCGTAGCAAAAGGTACGTCGCCAGGATTCGCCATAACCGTAAGCTAATCGACATCGGTTATTACGACACCGCTGAAGAGGCATCAGAGGCCTACAAAGCTGAGGCGATGAGAATTCGTGGTGAATTCTACAGGGAACCGAATCAATGAAAAGCCAAATGCAAAGATGTATGGACCACATGATATTTATCCCCACACCACGCACAAGAACACGACGTAAGCGCATTCAGGAAGCCAGTGAGGTGAAGACCTTCGATTACACGTACGGGCTGTTAAAAGCCAAGTGGGACCGCATGAGGAGAGCGCGATGACGGCGACGAATGCATACGAGCTTTACCATGCGCATCAAAAAGAAATCGAGCGGCGGCATTACTCCTACGCAAGAAATGTATGCAACAGACCTTATCGCAATTTGCTGAAGTCATTTCTTCGCGATCTTGACGACAGAAACCGGAGCAAGGTCTTCCCCCGCGGCAGAGCTTACCTGCGCGTAATAAGGAATATGGCATGAATCAGGTTCATATAACTCAGATAGATGCTGCGGCATGTAGCAGTTGCGGCGAACCACTCAAGCCTGATGAGACTTACTACTGCGCCAGCTGCACAGATGAACTTTTCATAGAGTGCAATCCTAACGGAGCAATGGAGGATAGCGATGGCTAAAGGCATCAAGCCCAAGCCGCCGAAACTAAAAATCTGCCCAATCTGCTCTACCGAATACACCCCACGAAGTTCTCTCCAAAAAGTCTGCCACAACTACAAATGCGCTATGGAATTCAATCGCCAAGTTGATGCGCGTAATGCTGCGCGTGAACAGCGCAAGCAGGAGCGGCTACAGCGCGATGATTTGCGGCAACGAAGGGAGAAGCTCAAGGGTAAGCCGGAATGGAACAGAGAGGCTCAGGCGGCGGTTAATAAGTTCATATTCTGGCGGGATTATGGGAAGCCCTGCATATCATGCGGCCGGCAGCTTAATTACGGTGTGCGCGGTGGTGCAGTAGATGCCAGTCACTACAGGTCACGTGGCGCGGCACCATGGCTACGCTTCAACGTCTTCAACAATAACGCCAGTTGCGTTCCCTGCAATCGCGATTTATCAGGCAATCCGATCCCTTACCGAATCAACCTCATCGAAAAGTTTGGCCTGCACAGGGTCGAGCGTATCGAGTATGACAACAACATCCGCAAATTCGATATCGAGTACCTGAAACGAGTGAAAGCCATATTCACGCGCCGGGCCCGTCATTACGAAAAACTCCGCAAGAGACAAATGGAGCAGGCAGCATGACTGAATACCTCAAACAGAAATGGTTACACCTGCGTATGTACCGCACACGCAATACCTTCCCGGTCGATTATCGGATCATCAAGCACACAGCCAAAATCATGGGGGTTAAGCATGCCAGTAGCAGCGTTATCGCCAGTCAATAAAACAGCGGCGTTGGTCGTATCCAAAGGCGTTCACTATGAAATGAACTGCAAAATACAGACGCCAGAGTTTATCGGACCGCCGAAGATGATAACCCGGCACCTTTTGCCCAAAGCTCCCAGCTTTATCGACCTGACTGGCAGGCAAAAAGGAAGGTTGAAAGTTATAGGCCTCATGGCAGAAGAAAAGGGTAAATGGGTTGTTCGCTGCGTGTGCGGCACATACACCGTCAGGAGCTCCAAAGCCATAAAGAGCATCGAAACTAACCCTAACGCCATGTTTGATGCCTGCAGGGAGTGCATGCACTTTGCACAAATGAAGCGGCGTGAAGTGTATCGCCGTACAGGGAAAGATCTGGATATCTCGGAGGTTTGGTAATGAGCTTAGAAGCCACAGTAAAATTTCATTTTCCGAAAGGACAGAACTTCAGCGGCACCGCGCCGCAGACGTCGCCTGACACGCTTACCGGCACTGACTATATCGCTGCTATGGGAATGACGCAGAGTCGTGCTCCACTGGGTTACAGCGCTTTCATGGGAAAGGTGGGAGTAAGTGAGAACGACGCCGCACGCGCCGTATCCCTGTTAACTGAATATGCACTTCAAACCTGCGACAGGGTTCCAGCCTTTCGCAAACTCGACGCTGATATTAAACCAGCCGTTATGCAAACACTCGCAACTTATGCCTACATGGATTACTGCCGCAGCGCCGCCAGCGTGAAGGCCTGCGATTGCTGCGGTGCGAAAGGGTTTATCGAAGCCGAGGTGTTCTCCATGAAATCGCCACTGTCCGGCGGCGAGGTTAGGAACGTCAAAGAGACCGTACGCGTGCTTTGCAAGTCGTGCAAAGGGAAGGGGGTGCTTACATCATCCTGCTGCGACTGCAACGGGCGCTGTAAGGCGATAGACCGCAAGCAGACCGAACTGCAGGGCGTACCAGTATACCGGGACTGTCGGCAATGTAACGGGCGCGGATATGAAAGAATTCCCGCTGCGGAAGCTTTTCGTGCAATCAGTGAGGTCACTGAATCCATCAGTCTTGCTACCTGGGATCGAAGTGGAAAGCCATTCTACGATCAGCTGATTGTGAAAATTGAAGCGGAAGAGTCATGGGCGAATGCATCACTCAATAAAGTGACCGGATAAATGTTCAATCTAATAGCTCATTATTTTATCGTGAGCTATTTACTTTTCAGGAATACAGGGTTATGATTCCCAACAGTTGAAGTTGCGCGCTGTTGTTAAGTGCGATGAAAAATACAAGTTCCATCACTCTGTGATAATTAGAAAGCCCTCCGGACTCACCATCTGCGAGGGCTTTTTGCATTTCTGCACCCAATTAAAAAGCTCAGCCGCAGAGCTGGGTTTTCTCGTTTTCGCCTCTGCCAATCAAAGCGACCTCATGGATTTCCCTATGTGGCAGCAGGCGACTTTTCACAGCAAACGGCCGGATACCTCCGGGCAATGCCGGAGACGGCTATGAACAGCACATCAAAAAGCGCCCGTGAGGTTAAGCATGGGTGAAAACAGCATCATCACTGGCGTTCTCGGCCTCATATTTGGCGGCGGGGCAGTCGCAGTTCTCTGGAAGCCATTAGCAGCAAGCCTCCTTTCGCTGGGCATCAGCAACAGGGCGGGCGGTGAGATCATCTCCAATTACAAGGAGCAGGTTCAGCTGCTGAAGGAGAGCAATAACCTGCTTCGTGAAGAGAACGACGAGCTTCGGGAGAGGCACGATAAGAATCTTCGCCGGATATCCACACTGGAGACGGACCTCAAGCTGATTAAAAACGCACTGGGAATCCTGTTGGCTATGTCAGAGGCCAGTAACGCTGTGGGCAATGAGCGATTCAGAACCGAAGTAAACAGGCTGATCGCCAATCTGGAGACCGACAGCGATGGCACCAACTAAACCGAATCACAAACGAAGCCTGATTATCGGCGGCGTTCTTACCGTACTGACGCTTATCTGCATCGCCATGACCTGCATGTTCGTTTACGTCAGCAACGACGCTAACCAGAAGATTGATGTCATCCGCGATGACTACCGCAGGATTGCCGATCGTCGTGATGCGAAGGTGGTTCGCCTAGCTGAGCAGGTTGGCGAGCTGCAGAAGAAAGTGGACAACATACCGGACCGCACAGCAAACAAAACGGCCGACAAGGTTAAGCAGGTTGTGAAAGAGGATGAGAGCAAATGACCGACAGTAAAATCATCCCGATCCTGAATGTAGAGGAGGGGTACAAAGAGGCACCCTACCTCGACACGCTCGGTTATCCGACCGTTGCCGGCGGCATCCGCATCGGGCCAAAGGGCGCCAGCCTGAGCAATTACACCTTCCGCGTACCGCGTACAGTGGGCGATGTATGGAAGCAGGTTATCGTTGACCAGAAAGTTAACGAGATGAACCAGCGTCCGGCCATTGCGGCGGCTCTGGCAGCCTGCAATCCACCGCGCCGCGACATCCTGATTAGCATGGCGTACCAGATGGGTGCTGACGGGTTGGCAGGATTCAAGAACACCCTGAAGCTGATTGCAGACGGCAACTTCAGCGCTGCAGCTGATGGCATGCTCAACAGCCTGTGGGCGAAGCAAACGCCCAACCGCGCCAAACGCCACGCAGATGTAATGCGCACCGGCAGCTATGACATTTACCGGGGCCTCATCTGATGGCAAAAGCAAAGAGCATTGATGAGGCCTTAATGAGGCGCTTCAAAGAGCATTTTGTGTATAGCGTCGAGACGGGATTATTTACTCGAATCGGTTCCACAAAGCTGTCAAACGGAAAGATCGGGGAAGTGGCGGGAAGCGTAAACAGAGATGGTTACCGCTATCTGACTTTTGCAGGGGGTAAGTATAAGGCCGCCAGGCTTGCTTGGGCGTATTGTCATGGATCTTGTCCGCAGCACCTCCTGATAGACCATGTTAACCGGGCCAGAGATGATGACCGCATAAATAACTTGCGGCTTGCTGACGACTATCAAAACAGCAGCAATCACCCCATTCATGTACACAACCAGTGTGGCGTTAAGTGTGTTTATTTCCATAAGCAGGCAAATAAATGGTGCGCTGAGCTAAGGCACATGAAAAAGCGATATTACCTTGGTCTTTACGATCGCATTGAAGATGCGGAAATGGCAGTCAGAGCAAGGCGCGTAGAGCTTCACCAACAATTTCACTCTCACGGGTAGGCCAATGGCTCTTATCGATATTGTCAAAAGCGTTGGTGATGGTAAGCACAGTCTCAGCAAATGGACTCAGCTTATAGCCTTCTTGGTTAGCTCAGGAGTAATAGGTTGGTATGCCTACAAGCTAGAGCTGAGCGAATGGATGTTCACTGCTTACTTCACCGTTGCTGTCGGGGCGAACATCATCAACAAGAAAATCGCCACTGACAAAGATATCAAAGAGCAGAAGATTGACGCTGGTCTTGATACGGAGAACAAGCCATGACGACCATCGAAATGATATTCACTGTAATCGGTGTGCTAATCGCTGCAGTGGCTGGCGCATTCGGCATTGGTCACTCTAAAGGTAAGGCCAAAGCAGAGCAGGCAGCGAGCGAGCGGGAAACCAAAGCCGCTATCGATTCACAGCAGGCGGCATCACAGCGCCAGACAGAAACCTCTAAAGGGGCCGCCGATGTTCAGCAAAACGTTTCCCGTATGCCTGGCAGCGCTGTTGACAACGAGCTGCGCTCAGACTGGCTTAACAAAAATTGAAGTCGTGGACACTGCCTGTAACTGGGTAAAGCCTATCCTGGTGACTGAGGCTGACATCATGACAATGGATGAGCGCACCAAGCGGGCCATCCTCACGCACAACAAGACATGGAAAGCTAACTGCCAGCAGGAAGCGAAATGAGCGCCTATCAGATTTACAACATCTTCTCAGGTATCTGCATCGGCGCCCTCATCGCAACGTGGGTCGGATTCTGGATTCACCAGCGGCAGGAGCGCCGGCACCGCGGTGAATTAACCAGGCTGCAAGAGCGAATCGTGGCCGAAGTTAAGCAGAGCATCAGGAAGTAACAGAGCCTCGCAATAGCGGGGCTTTTTTGTACCTGCAGTAATTCCCGCGCCATGCCCGGCGCACTACACACAGAGCCTTTCAGGAATCAGCTTCGGAGATAACCGTTATAAGCGGCGGCTTCTCTGTGGTCGCCTATTTGTTCAACAAAAATTATTCGCTAAAAGGTAGAACGCAATGAATAATCCGTCAGTTATTCCAGCTTTTGACTTCCGCAATATGGTTCAGGCCGTAGACAACAGAGTAATAACCACTTCGGTAAAGGTGGCGGAGTACTTTGGTAAAAGGCACAAAGACGTACTTCGCGCTATCAGAAACCTGCAGTGCTCAGATGATTTCGCCCGGCGCAATTTTGCGCCCTCTGATTTCATTGACAAAAATGGCGATGTGCAGCCGATGTATAGCATCACCCGTGATGGATGCATGATGCTTGTCATGGGCTTTACTGGTAAAACCGCGATGGCCGTCAAAGAGTGCTATATCAATGCCTTTAACTGGATGGCAGAGCAACTCAACCGGCGGAATGCGATTGGAGAGGAAGCTCAGCATCGATTGGCTCTGAAGGAAACGCGATCAAAGCTGAAAGGTACGATCGGCAGTCGCCTTATGAATGAGCGAAAGAAAGAAAAGCGGGTATTGGCTGTTGAGGAGGAGCACATCAAAGAGATGGTTAATCCGGACATGTTGGTGATTATGCAGGGGGGGTGACAAATGAAAGCATTCACAGCAACACTTATTTCGTTATCCCTGATGGCGGCTCTGGCTGCAGGCACCATGCTGCAAATTGATGGACTGGTTGCCGTATCCGTAGCGGTGACGTGGGTTCTGTGCCTTATCGGCCTCGTGGTTGCCATTATCATGATGGCGTCTGCATCCTCCTACAGCATGGTAGACGGAAAAGCTAAAGAGAAAGTAGGTGCGCTGCTGACTGATGCTGCCAAAACTAAAAGCCTCGCAAGAAAGCTTTTCGGCTGGGCCACCTTCACACTGACCATTGGCCTGCTCGCCTGGTCAGGTTGGGTTGTAACCGCGGTGGTTTACGGCCTTTCCTCTCTGATTGTGCGGTTCGCCAGATCCATGGCGCGCGATGAGGCAGTAAAGCAAGGACTGGCGTAGTCATCACAAGGCGCTTTCTAACCAGAGCGCCTGATGATGAATCTCTCCGACAAGGGATAACGGTTAGCCACGCTGTGAAGCGTCGCGATACCACCCCATCTGATTAAAAGGTTACTGCAAATGGCTATCGGAACACTGACCTATAAGATGACTCTGCGCCCCTTAATGAAACCAGTACTCATTGTTTCGGCATTGCTGAATTGGAATTGGATGATCGATGCTTGCTTCAAAAAGGAAGTGGTGCGTGAAGGGCAAGAGGTTGATCTCAATGGCTGACA